CATATATATGGTACTTGGTACGTGGTATAGGGTACTTGGTACGTGGTACGGGGGGGGATAGTTGATTGGTACTTATTAAGGTGTACAGGGTACGCCCCCATTTTTTTGTTGTTCGATACATAGAAACCAGTGAAAATTGACGGGGAGCATTTTTTCAAACTTCCAGTAAAACTCACCTCTTAGAGCATCACCCCCTTGACACTTACCAATCCACATATTCCATAACCTAAATACTATTGACTTTTTAGATTGAAAATGTTACCCTATAGCTGTGCCACAGCCCCCCGCGGGGGGCGTCAGGCATACAGTCATAGGGCTACTTTCCCTTAATTTCTTGAAATCCTTTTGGAAAAACGTTGGTATATAAGGCTCAAATAAGATTGAGTTTTTTTATTTGCTCAAAAAAGCACGTAAAAGCACGTAAATGTACCATAATGTACCATAATGTACCTAAAAGCACTTGCAGGTACATCGTAAAAGTGCTAAAATAGCAATATGAGACGAATAAACATCACAGTAGACAAAGAAATTGGTAAATTATTAGATTATTTAAAGAATAAGAAGGGAATGACGTACTCTGGTGCTGTTAAGGTAGGACTTAATTTATTAAAAGACGAAGAAACAAAAAAGGCACCAGTTAAGTTGGTTGAGGAAGACCCTAAAATGGCTAAGGTTATGGAAGAGTTTAGGGAATTAGAAAATCAAAAATACAGTTTTTGTCCACATTGTGGAGATCCTGTAATAAGGTGTACTCATATGGAGGATGGGCAAGCGCTAGAGGCATTAAAAAGAGTTAATGGACTACCCAACAATGAAAAAGAAAGATAAAACCCTAGCAATAGACTTTGATGGAGTAGTACACGATTTTAAGCACCCCATTGAGGGCAGGAAAATGGGTAAGCCTATACATGGCACGGAAGAAGCACTGGATTTCTTTAAAAGGAGGGGGTGGACTATTATTGTGCACAGCGTATGGGGTGATAAGGCTGAAATTATTTCGAAATACATGGACTATTATAATTTGCCGTATGATGAGATTACTAATGTTAAGCCAAAGGCTGATTATTACATCGATGATAATGCCATTAGGTTTGATACATGGGATAGTGTTATAATAAGAGTATGTCAACAGTAGAATTACCTCACGCATTTACACCAAGATCGTACCAATTACCTTTTATTCAGGCTTGGGAAAAAGGTTTCAAGCGACTCATACTCGTGGCTCATAGGCGTATGGGTAAGGACAAGACTGTCTTTGCGCAGATTCCTGGAAAAATGATGGAACGTGTCGGAACGTATTTTTACTTCTTGCCAACATACACGCAAGCAAAGAAGGTTATTTGGAACGGAGCTGACGGAGCCGGATTTAGGTTCTTAGACCACTTTCCAAAGGAAATCGTGAAGGATAAAAATGAAACGGAAATGCGTATTACCTTGCACAACGGATCTATCTTGCAGTTTGTTGGCGCAGATAATATTGACCGGATAGTGGGAACCAACCCTGTGGGTGTGGTTTTTAGTGAGTATGCGCTTATGAAAAGGGAAGTGTGGGACTATATATCACCTATCTTGGCTGAAAACGGGGGATGGGCGGTGTTTGTGTACACTCCGCGAGGGAAGAATCACGCGTATGACTTGATGAAGAACGGGATGAAGAATAAGAACTGGCACGTGGAGGTATTGCCTGTTTCAAAGACTAATGCGGTGAAAGAGGATGTGTTACTAGAGCAGAAGATGAACATGAGTGAGGCATTGTACAAACAGGAGTACGAATGTGACTTCACCGAAAACGCTACAGCTGTGTTTAAAGATTTACATAAAAGAACCTATGACTTGGAAACATATCGCCACAACGATGTTGGGCAGTACCAGATTGGTGTCGATTTGGCGAAGATTAACGACTACACAGTAATAACGCCATTTGATTTAACGACTTTTACTGTGTGCCCACAAGATGCGTTTAATCAGATTGACTATACTTTGCAGAAAGCGAAGATTGAGGGGGCGTATTACCGGTATAATAAGGGACGAGTAATGATGGATAGTACCGGAGTAGGTGTACCTGTTGTTGATGACCTCGTGAACAAAGGAATCAACGTGTTTCCTTTCACGTTCACATTTAATTCAAGAAACGATCTCCTTATAAACTTGCAGTTGTTATTGGAGCAAGACAGAATCAAAATTCCAAACGATCCAGAACTTTTAGACCAACTTGGCTCAGCAGTGTTTGAAGTTACTGCCGCAGGTAGGACAAAGATTGTAGTACCTGATGATAGCGACAGGCACGACGACAAAATGATGTCGCTTGCTCTTGCTGTGTGGGACATACCACTGAAGCCTATCATGAAAGAACAGATGCGACAGCGTTTGGATATGGAAGAAAATGGTGTAAGTCCAATGTACAAAGAGTGGGGTATTTAGACAATTTAGTCTTTTGCTTGTATAATTAAACTAATGGAAATAAACGCAAAATTAATTCAAGAGCACATTAAAGAGAAACGAGAATCACGCGACTTTAAAGAACGACGTTTTTCTCAATGGAATGAGAACTATGCATTGTATCGAGACAAGGTTGCAACTAACAGACTAACACAACGACAGCCAATTAATATTCCTGTCATGCGAGAAACTATCCAAACATGGATAAGTAAAATTGATGAACCACCGGTGTTGCAGTTCCAAGCACGAGGGCGAAGTGAACGACACGCTAACGGTGAAATATTACTCAACGAACTCTGGGCAGCATACTTTGATAAGTGTAAGCTCGATATTATGGATAACCTTGATAAAAAGACTGTAGGTCTTCAGGGGCGATCGTTTAAGTTTGCAGGATTCTCTAAAGGGCAGTTCTTTATTGACCTTGTTGACCCTTACGATATTGAGATTTCACCTAGAGTAAATCCGCTTGATATAAACAGTGCACAATATTTAATACGAACAAACATCTACACTCCGATTCGAGAAATTTTGGCAAATTCAAAATACGAAGAAGAAGCAAAGCGAGAACTAAAGATGTACCTCGATACTAAAGAAGGTCTTATTCAGGCTAAGGAGTCATATGACGCTTACACTGAAAAAATGGAGCGACTAAAGAACTTGGGAGCACAGAACTTTGATGACTATAATGCGTCAGAGCTACTTGTTGAAGTAAACGAGTCATACAAAATGGTGTGGAACGTTGAAAAAAATCAATACATCCGTCACCTTATAAAGATTGCAGCTGATAGAGTCGTGCTTTACAACAAGCCATTGAAAGAAGCTATTGGAATTAACAGAATACCAGGTTCTTCATGGGCAGATGACCCAGACCTAGCTGATTTCTGGTGCGATGGAAAAGGAGACTCAGTACGAACTATCAATAAAGTTCTTAATATGTACATTTCACAGGATGTAGAGAACCGAGCATACCGAAACTTTGGTATGTACTTCTATGACACGAAGAATGGAACATTCCGACCTCGTGCAGTAGACCCTAAGCCTTTTGGAATGTACGGAGTGCCAGGAAATCCAAAGGATGTGATGCAACAAATGCGAATTGAACCACTTGGAGACACAACCAATCAAATTTCTTTCTTGAAAGACATGATTCAAAACTCTGTGGCGCAAACTGCGTCAGAACGAGGTGAGCAAACAAAGTCACGAACAACTCTTGGAGAAGTAGAGCTTAACCTGCAAAACTCAGGTGAACGAAACACGGTTACTTCTAAGAACTACCGACGTTCATGGGAAGAAACAGGGGAGTTGTTTTATCTTATGATGAAGAACAACTCACAGGGTGCGATTACACTGCACAAGAAAGGAGCAAACGGTGAAATGTATTCAAAAGAAATTAGCCGATCTGACTGGGACTTCCCAGAAGGTTACAGTATCAAAGTGGTAATGAAATCTGAGAAGGATTCACTAGACCAGTTTGAGTTACAACGAGCACAGTACGCTATACAATCATTTGCTGACAACCCAATGGCTCTAAAGATTGCAAAGCGCAAGCAATTAGAGGTAATGGGGTGGAGTTCTGAAGAAGTAGAACAAGCAATGCAGTTTGAAGACATGAAGACACAACAAATAGGTGGTGAACAACCACAGGATCCAGAGGTTCAGGGACAAGCAGGAGGGCGACCATTTAACAATGCACAAACACTTCAACAAGAAACAGCATGATATTAAACAAATACTTTAAAAAACTTGGAATAAGCGAATTTTCTCAACTGACACAGGAAGAGAAAGACACATACAACGAGTGGGAAGAAGCTCTTAGTGGGCGACAAATTACTGATGAAAATGTAAAGGATTTCTTTAACGTAGAAATTGAGGAAACAATTAACTCGCTTATTGTAAAGAAGTTAAAGGAACGCGAGGATATATTCCTCAAAGTAAAGCTGGAGTTTTTGAGAAACATAAAAGACTTCTTGGATGCTCCAAAGCGTGAACAAGCGATGGTTAAGAAAGAAATTGAAAGCTTAATTGAAAAAATATAATGGTATTTTTACTTAAAACAGAAATAGGAAAGGACGCATCAGGAGAAGAAAAGCGAATCATGTGGTGTACACTCGATACAGAAAACGAAGG